CTCATGTGTTTTGCAATGTCATAAACCTTTATCATGTTGAACTGGTAATTCTTTTGAGCGTCAATACTGCCACCCTCAAACTCCTGCCTTACAATTAGATAATTGCCAGTTTCAGCCTCTTGCTGAATTGATTTTCGCAGGTAAAACTCATTTGCCTGGATTGCACCATCAGCCATGCCGAAGTTGTAAGCCTTCTGCCCCATAGCTTGAATCAGTTTATCTATATCAGTTATGCCAGCCTTGTAATCATTCTCAAACTTGCCCAGCACAGCATAAATGTCTGCCTTAGCAATCTCGTATTGTTTTTTGAATTTATCAGCAACGATTTTCAATTCGTCAATGCGAGTCTCAAACTTTTCTTTGTCAATGCGCACCGCACCGTCATAACCGTATAAAGGTGCATTCAGAATAGAATCACTGTGGAAGTCGATCTCAATACCCCTGCCAATGGCAATACCAATCCAGAAGGCAACACCGATGCGCTGATGCCCATACTCGGTATTCGTTTCCATTTCCACGCCGTAAACTTCAATGCGCTTATACTTCAGATAAACAGCCAGCGCCAGGGCGTAAGCCACCGAAGAAGTGATATAAGGAATCGGCTTATAATCCCCAAACAAGTCCGATATAATCTCCGATAGTGGGAACTTGATTGAAGCAGGCACATCCTCATATTGCTCCTGCATATAAACAGGCACATCGGTATTTTGTAACCACTCGTAATGTTTCGGGTCGTTCCTGTTGACGCTGGCTCTCCAGATAACAGGATCATGCATTTGAAAAACAGCATCTGCTCTTTTACACCAGGCAGACTTCAGAGCTTCGTTGAACACCCAAACATCAGCATCGGTGCGGTTGAAGTCAAAATCACCCCTTGTTCTCGGGTGTGATCCGATTATAGCAACGGTATCTCTCATAAGCCGGCATCTTCCAAAGGGCATTTGAAATGCCTCTCTTTTCTATATTCATCCACCCTTACATGGAAGAAGAATTCTTTCTCCAGCAATGGGCAGCGGTTTACATAGTCATCGTTGTATTTAAAATCGCAAGCCCAACAAGACGCTGGCAACTCGCTAACTACAATTTTTAGTAATGTCATGTGATCGGACCTTCCCTGTACTTGACAGGAATGGTGAAGCTGATCATCTGCGTCGGGATGGTGTTCCATTGCACCGCAGATACCGCAAAGCTGACAGGAAACACAATCGTGTCAACCGTACCGCCCAAAGTAGGATCGCCAGCTAAACGCTCCAGAAACTCAGGGATGATCAGGTTTATCTGGGTGTAAGCAGATTTCATGGTTACGCGGCTAACATGAAAATCAGCCTTGAGATTGACTAACATGCGGCAAGTTGTAGACTCGTCTGCCTGCCCAGTGCCATCTGAAACATGAGCAATGGCAAGCGGCAGCACGGTAGCATCTTCAGTAGGATACGAAGGTGCTCCCTTGATAGTGATAGTGGCAAGCGCTAAAGCATGCGCCTGCAGCTTGACTATGGCATTATCTAATATGCTCATCCCATCACCGCGTTAAATGTTTTGTAAGGCTTCAGAATTTCCTTGACATCAGGGTCAAGGCTCTGCGTGTAAAGCATTTCACCCATAGTCGCATTGACCGATGTATCCTGCCAGCTTTGCTTTGCACGCATAAACCAGCGCATCGCAGTGATCTTGCAGGCTTGCTGAATATCCGCAGGCGGGTAGCTGGAGTAACCAAAAACACCGGTAACCTTTATGCCCTTGCGTGTCGTGCCCCAAGTGCCCTTACCCCCAGCGCCATTGTCAACAATTAACATCTGGATAGGCTGACCAATGCTGGCATAGTTGTAAGGCCATACAAAATAATCAGTATTTTCAGTCCAAGCGGTATAAGAAGTCGAAGCCCGACCGCCAGTTTCGCTAACATAAACAGAAGTCAAAGACAGGATCGGGTCAACGTACAGATCCACCTCACCGCTGCCATCAAAATAACGTGTTTGATCATCGGTGGAAGGGTAGAAATAATCAGGCCATCCCCCAACTTCTTTGTCTATCAGGCGACTTGCCCCAGTAATCATTCCCTGTATAACACCGTCGTAATCGTAGGCAGTTGATGAAAATAACTCACTGTCGGGCATATCTGCCTTGACCGCCGCAACATTCGTGTAATCTGCCATAGGCTAATCCTTTCGGGGTGGGCTATATTTCAAGCCCACCCCCTAATCGAACAGGTTATGAACTTGACAGGTTGCTATTCTGTGGATAGCGTGGCTCGATAAAAGCTGAAACAGCAACAGGGCCGCTAACCATCGTGGTGGTAGCAATGTCTACATAAACATAAAGAGCATCCGAATCCAAAGCGGGAATGGATGCAGGGTCAACATCAATCAGTACCGCTTTTGCGCCGTCTGTAGTGGCTTCCAAAATAAAGCCTGTTGACGTAGCCGAAGTGATAGCACCCCAAGAATCAGTACCAACAGCCGAGCTAAGGCGATACTTATAAGGAATCGCCGTATCGTTAGCGTTGGTAGATTGACCAGTTGCAGAAGCAACGGTGATCTCATACTGGTCATCGGAATCAGTAGCCAAAGCACCAGTCTGAACAAGGAAAGTAATCCACTGTGCATTTTCCAACGCAACAAAGGCGGTTTCTTTTGATTCAGTAGTTTCAACTGGAGCTAACAGCGGAATAACGTGAATTTTTTCACCAAATCTAACACCCATAGTTACACCTCCTATGCGGTTGTGGACGCTAACGCCACGAATGGAGAAACTGTGTTTGTTCCGTCATATGCGGTGATGGCAGACGCGTTGATTGGCTCACCATCCACACGGTAAACAAAGCGGAATGCAGTTTCGTCATAATCGAATTTGATATGAATGCTTGAAGCAGCCTCAACACCAGCCTTAGTGATCATGGCGTAGTTTGAAGGGCTAATCAGCATCACATCCCCAGAAGTGCCAAGATAGGGGTTGTACTCGGTTTCAATTACAGGTCGTCCAAAGATAGACCCATACTGTGACCCGGATAATCCGCCAGGTGGCATGTAAACAGGTTGGTCACCAACGGTCATGGCATAAAGCTGTGGCATGACAGAAGAATTGACTAACCAAACATAATCGTTTGCGCCTAAATAGCGGCGTGACCACATCCGGCTAATATCCTCATCGGCAACTTGACTTGCGGTCGTGCGCCCTTGTGATACCAACCCAGGCGATTGCAGAATGCCCAAAGGCTTTCCTACACCGTCACCATTGACAATCGCGGCTTCCACTTTGAACCGAAGTTCATCAGGCACGTTGCCAACGATCCAACTCTCCAGAGCGGATGCATCTGCAAGCAGCTCGTCAGTCGCATAGACTAACGCGGCAACCTTTTTCAGCTTCAGATCGATCTGGCGGAACTTAGGCTTTGATGCTGTTTTCTGTGCAGCTTCAGCAAGCCAGTAACCTTGCACGCCGCCAAGACGTGAACCATCGGCGCGTGAAGTTTCGTCCACGGCATTGATGGTCAAGGCATTGCCAGATACGCGGATAGGATTGAACAGGCTCAACAGCCGCCCAACGCCCCACATATTAGAATGAATGCCGGATGCTATGTCAGTAGGCACTAAGAAGCCACCCTCTGAAGGGACTGCCTCATTTGCACCAGTAGCCTTGTAAGGGCGCAAGCGCGGATCTTCGTAGTGGTTTAGTTCAGCGTTCTTGACTGCCATAAAGAAGTCTTTTGCGCTAAAAGGCTGATCTGCCTCGTCCACAGTAACCGCCACTGGCGCTTTCACCTTAGGCTGTGATTCCTCATATTTCTTCAACGCCTGGGTTATGGCGTCTTCTACCACTGCACCGATGTCAATAGGTTCAGCAGTGGATTTTGTTTCTTCGCTCATGATTTCCTCCTCATGATTTTCCGGTTCAGGTTCTTCCTGCTCCGGTTGATAAATAGACTTGATAGATACGGCTGCGTTTCGCGGCTCGGCCGGCGTAGGCGTCAAAGACGCTTCAGCAATCGGCCAAGACTTGATTAGGTAGGATTTCCCCACCAGTTCCTTGTCCACCAGGTGACCAGCAGCACCGCTCGACCAGCCAAGCTTGCCAGCTTCAGCCAGTTTATAGATACTGCGTTCGTACTCGTCCCTCATTTCAAGCTGTGCTTCAAACCAAGCGCCAACATCGTCAAACATGACCTTGCCGCGCCCGATTTTCTTGTGCTTGAAATGGGAATCCATTCCGTGGTCATAATAGACAGGCAGCCTGCTCTCTGGTTCAACGCCAAGATCGCTGTCAGGCGTGAAGAAGTCGCCGGTCAAGTCAGGCGTTTCAGGGTTGCCCCATCGCACCAGATAACCGCCAACCTTCCCTTCGCCTAATGCTTTCACAGCATCACCATAGAAAATTAGGTTGTCTTCCATAAAACCTCCTTAAACCAATCAAAGCCAAAACTAAGCGATAACCGCTTTGTTTTGACTTCAGTACCCACTGACAGTCGGGTTTCTCGGCTGCACTACCCAGTGCCCACCGCGTCCCTTATTCAGTTGTCTGCTAACTAATAGCCGTGTTCATTTCCCCTTTTACAATCCCAGCAACTTGATGGCGTTCTTTGCGCCAATTTCAGCACGCCTCAATATTTCCTTCGTGCGCTCTTTCAGTACATCACCAACACGTTTCCAGCCAATCAATTTAGGCATGTTAGCCTGACTGTCATCGCTCATCAAGAAGTGTGCATAATCCACCTGGTTAGTAATAAATGATGACCTGCCATATCCAACAATTTCCCAGCCTCTTGACATGTTTTGTGTTCTGTTAGCCTTGCCTGGTGTGATAGTGCCTTCGCTTATTCTTGCCATAACATAGCGGCGCTGTTTTTCAGACTTCCAACCGCCATAAGCCGCCTGGTAGGTTACGTGCGTGTAAGGCGGATAAGCCCTAAGCGATCTAACCATGTAGGCGTTAGCCTCGTCAATAGCAGCATCAGCAACCACATCAGGCACTTTCGCAAGCGCTTCTGCAAGTCCTTCAGCACCCTGTATTTCAATGCCGATAAAATCAGACATTATTTCTGCTCTCTGGCCACTTCCATGGATTCCAAGTTACAGACCTTTCAACACAGTCAGGGCAGTGTTCAGCGGCGCCTAAGCGCCAATAGCAATCCACGCCTTCAGGCACTTTTACAATTTCCCATTCACACTGGCAATTTGTCAGGCATTGTGTTGACCCATCCCCAGGATATGCAGGAAGTGCAAAGCCAAGATCACGCGTGTATGCCTTCCATAATGCTTCATTAGCTGAATTTAGATACATATTAAGTCTTGCCGCTGCCTGCGCCGGCGATATTTCACCGCGCTCAATTTGTGCCATAAGGTTGTCAAGGTACTTATATTGTTCTTTCAGCATCGCGCCAATTCTGCCCCAATCGCGTGCTGATAGATTCTTGCGCCCACCTGCACCCATAGCGTAAAGGTCAATATAGGTGTCTTTTATAATTTCTCTGGTCTGCTTATGGTATTTTTGAAGGGTGAGCGAACCGTTATAATAAGAATCTGTTAATGACTCCAGCACGTTCTTCTGCTGGCTTATAAATTGACCGCGTAATTCATTCATACGCTCAATGCCAATAAAACGTCCTGACGCTGTTTCGCGGTATCGCTGCGCCTTATCGTCCCAAGTCCAAAGCGGTCTTTCAGGCATCCTCATCAACCTTTACATCAGCGTCTAACATGCCTTTATAATCAGGCATCAACTCATCCCACTTTGCCAAAGCCCTGTCAATATCTTCCTGCGTGATAGTCCAATCCTTTTCAGTTGACGGCTTCATCGGTGCGCCAGTCCAGGGTTTGAACTTCTGATACCATCCCTTTGGTTTTTTCTTTTTCATGAAAGCCCTTGCATCGCTAAATACAGTTTCAACACACTTTTCACAGTCTGCATAAGCCAACATGTCTTTTATCACATCTGCAATGGCATCAGGGATAATACGTTCAGAATAATCGCAAATTGCAGACTGGTCGCTGTTTATTCTCTTGACCGCCTCATTCTGCCACGCTTGCAGATCATCCTCAATTATAATCCATGCGGCCGTCCCTTGAAGATAAGGGATTATGTCTGGATAACTCTTCACAGACTCACGCAAGGATTGAAGAATAAGGTCTTTCATGCCCTCAATATCCTCTCAATAGGCTCAATGTCATTCTTGTAATCAATCTGTGAACAGGCCAG